GCTAGAGAGTTGTGGCAAAAATTATTAGAAACAAGAGTTGCTACTGGTGAGCCTTATGTTTCATTTATAGATACTATCAATGACGCATTGCCTGAAACACAAAAGAAACTAGGATTAAAAGTACATCATTCTAATTTATGTACAGAGATTACATTACCTACTAATGAAAACAGAACAGCAGTGTGCTGTTTGTCTTCTGTTAATTTAGAAAAGTATGAAGAGTGGAAGAATGAACCATTGTTCGTGCCTGATTTAGTTAGGTTCTTAGATAATGCTTTGTCTCATTTTATAGAGAATGCACCAGAGAGTGTGTTTAGAGCAAAGTTTAGTGCGGCTAGTGAAAGAAGTATTGGGTTAGGAGCTATGGGTTTCCACGCATACTTACAATCTAAAGGTATACCTTTTGAAAGTGCATTGGCTAAAGCTATGAACTTAAAGATATTCAAAAAGATTAAACAAGAAGCTGTAGAAGAAAGTCAAAGACTAGCAATTAAGAGAGGTGAAGCACCTGATATGGAAGGTACAGGTATGCGTAATGCACACTTGTTAGCCATAGCACCTAACGCATCATCATCTATTATTTGTGGTACTACATCACCATCAATAGAACCATACAGAGCTAACGCTTATGTACAGAAAACAATGTCAGGTTCTTTTCTAGTTAAGAATAAATATTTAGAACAGTTACTAGAGAAAAAAGGCATGAACACTGATGCAGTGTGGCAGTCTATTGTAGCACAAAGAGGTTCAGTATTACATTTAGATGAACTATCTGATTATGAAAAAGATACATTTAAAACATCTATAGAAATTAATCAGCAATGGGTAATAGAACATGCGGCAGACAGACAACAGTATGTATGTCAAGGTCAGTCAGTAAATGTATTTGTACCTGCTGATGTAAACATTAAAGAGTTACATGACATACACATGTTAGCTTGGAAAAGAAAAATAAAAACTTTGTACTATTGCAGAAGTGAGGCAATCAAACGTGCAGAGTTAGTATCAAAAAAAGTAGAAAGAACAATCATACCTGAAGCTGATTGTTTGGCGTGTGAATAATGAAATGTTGGCATTGTAATACAGAGTTAATCTGGGGCGGAGACCACGATATAGAAGATAATGACACTTATATCATGGTAACTAACTTATCATGTCCAAAATGCAAATCACACGTTGAAGTATATTTACCAAAAGAGGAAGAAGAACAATGAAAAAATATTTAGAAAAATTAAGCATACTATCTTTGTATTACCGAGAAGGATTAGTGGGTGCATGGATAGGATTTTTATTAGGACTAATAGTAGGAACACTAATATGACAGACAGTAGTATTTTTGATGGTTTTGATAAACCACGAAAGAAGCGGCGTAGAAGAAAACAAAAACAATCTGTGTTATGGACTGTGTATCACACAATCTTAGCAGTAGAATTATTAATTATAATTATTATAGAAGGGATTGAATTACTAAGATGAGTTTATTTAAGAAGAGAGCATACTATAAACCATTTGATTATGAATGGGCATTTCAATCATACGATATGCAACAAAAAATGCACTGGCTACCAAGTGAAGTACCATTGCATGAAGATGTAAGAGACTGGAATGAAAGATTAAGTGCAGAAGAAAAAAATTTAATAGGACAGATATTAAAATTCTTTACACAAGGAGATGTTGATATAGCACAAGCCTATTTAGACAAGTATATCCCACAGTTTAAATCACCTGAAATAAGAATGATGTTATCTGCAATAGCTTCTAGTGAAGCAAACCATGCACATAGTTATTCTTTGTTAAATGATACTATTGGATTACCTGATAAGGAATACAAAGCGTTTCAAGAGTACAAAGAAATGTCGGATAAACATGAGTATCTATTTACATCTAAAGGTAAAGGACTTGAAGGACTAGCTAGAGAGATAGCTTGTTTTTCTGCATTTGGTGAAGGCTTACAGTTGTTTGCATCATTTGTTATGCTTCTTAACTTTCAAAGATATGGACGTATGAAGGGTATGTGTCAGATAGTAACTTGGTCTATCAGAGATGAAACACACCATGTTGAAAGCATGATTAAATTGTTTCATCAAATCATAAAAGAAAACCCAAATATTTGGACAGAAAAATTTAAAGCAAGTATCTATCAAACAGCTAGAGATATGGTTGAGCTTGAAGATAAGTTTATTGACTTAGCTTTTTCTATGGGTGGTATAAGAGGATTAAAAGCTGAAGAAGTAAAAGAGTATATTAGATACATAGCAGATAGAAGACTACTTCAATTATCTTTAAAACCTAATTATGGTGTTAAAGAGAACCCATTATCGTGGTTAGATTGGGTATTAAATGGCGTAGAACATGCTAATTTCTTTGAGAATAGAGCTACAGAATATAACAAAGGTACTGTCACAGGTAATCTTTGGGACTAACCTTACACTTTTAGATGAAAAACGTAACGGAAGATTTAGTTCTACCTGAAAATGTTGATGACTTAATTAAGTTGTTAAACAAAGTTTACCCTGAAAAGTCACCTGATTTGAAAGATGATACTAAAACTATTTATTTTAAAGCAGGTCAAAGGGACGTAGTTAATTTTATTAATACACTTAAAGAGAGGGATAAATAATATGTGCATGTCACCTAAGATGCCACCTGCTCCTGAACCTGCTCCTGCACCAGTTAACACTTCACAAACTGTGGGTGAACAAACTGCACCAGAGTTAGTAAAGGCAAATGAACAGGACTTAAACATTAAGAAGAAAAAAGTAAAGAAGTCAGGTACGAGTTCTTTAAATACTTCTTCAGGTTTAAACATAGCTACTAACACTACTGTCTAATTAAATGGAATACGAAGGTAGTTTACAGAAAGCAAATACAGCTAAAGAACGATATCTTAAACTACAACAAGAAAGAGAACACTATTTAGATAGAGCAGAAGAGTGCAGTGAATTAACTATCCCATCACTTATCAAACCTGAAGGTTTTACATCTTCAGATGAATTATACAATCCATTTCAATCCGTTGGTGCAAGAGGTGTCAACAATCTAGCAAGTAAACTTCTTTTATTATTGCTTCCCCCTAACTCCCCATTTTTTAGATTATCAATTACAGGTGACGCTAAAAAAGAATTAGAAGAAAATAAAGACATGAAGACTGACATAGAGAAGTCTTTGTCTGTAATAGAAAAAGAAGTATCAAGTAAAATAGAACAACTTGCATTAAGAGTTAGTGTGTTTGAAGCTCTTAAACATCTTATTGTAGGTGGTAACGTATTAACTTATTTACCTAAAAAAGGAAGCATGAGAGTATTTCCTTTGTCACAATATGTAGTTAGAAGAGATGCGTCAGGTAATGTATTAGAAATAGTTATCTGTGAGAAAGCAAGTATTTTATCTTTAGGTAAAGAAGTATCTGCACAAGTTATAGCTGACCCAGATTATAAGTCAGACGAAGACATAGAATTATACACACATGTATACAGATTAAATGACAATGAGTTTTATGTTTGCCAAGAAGTAAACGGAATAAAAATACCAGAAAGTATTGGTACATTTAAAAACGATAGAATGCCTTACCAAGCATTAAGAATGGTAAGAGTTGACAATGAAGATTATGGAAGAGGATATGTAGAAGAATTTTTAGGTGATTTAAAATCACTAGAAGGTTTATCACAAGCACTTGTAGAAAGTGCGGCGGCTTCATCTAAAGTAGTATTCATGGTCAGACCTAACTCTGTTACTAGAAAAAAAGATTTAGCTATGACTAGAAATGGTGACATCATTACTGGTACTGCTGAAGATGTGTCTGTACTACAAGCACAGAAACAATATGATTTACAAGTAGTAGAAAAGTCTATTGCTAAATTAGAAGAGAGAATGTCTTACGCATTCTTACTACACACAGCAATACAAAGAGATGCAGAAAGAGTAACAGCACAAGAAATTAGATACATGGCAGAACAATTAGAGACTGCTATGGGTGGTATATATTCATTACTATCACAAGAGTTTCAATTACCTTTAGTTTCTATTCTTATGAAGAGAATGGAACAAGCTAATGAAATACCTAAACTACCTAAAGGAACAGTACAGCCTACAATTATTACAGGTATAGAAGCATTAGGTAGAGGAAATGATTTACAAAAATTAAGAGAATTTGTTGCAGAGATAGGAAATCTAGCACAGATAAATCCGCAAGTTGTACAGGCGTTAAACCCTGATGATTTAATTAAACGTATCGCTATTGGTTTAGGGATTGATACAGATGGTCTATTAAAATCACAAGAGCAACTAGCAGAAGAACAAGCGGCTCAAGAAGAGCAAATGCAAAATGACCAGATGATGCAAATGGCAGAGAAAGCCATTCCTCAAGTTGCAAATAATTTAACTAAACCACAATAAGGATAACAAATGGTAGAAACAGTAGAGATAAAACAAGAAGAAACTACTAGCGAAAAGCCAGTAGAAGAAAATGTTACACAAAGTAAACCTGAAGGCTTACCTGAAAAATTCAACAGTGTTGAAGATTTAGCAAAGTCTTATGCAGAGTTAGAAAAGAAACTTGGTGACAACAAACAAGAAGAACCCAAAGAAGAAACTCCTAAAACAGAAACTAAAACATCTGATTTAGAGATTGCTGAAAAAGCAGTTGAGAGTGCAGGTTTAAATA